CAATAGTAAGCGCTGAAGTTGAGGCTTTCATGATGCTACACGAGCAAGAACAGCATCAAGGGAAACTGTGCATGGATGAGCGGATCAATACACTTGCCTGGATTGCTCACCGTGCAGGGATTAAATCAACTCAGGTTGGTGAGATCGTTGAACGACTGAAAGAGTGGGAAGAGTATCATAAGCAACATGAGCATTGACGATTCAAAGAAAGCCGTCACTGTCGCAGTGTGCGGCCCTACAACGTATCCTACGTGCATCTGCAACTGTCCTGAGTCCTGCGGTCACGTTTGGGGTGATGAGATGGTTGATCAAGGTGATGGCCGCTCTTTCTCGCGCGAGTGTGTCAACTGCGGGATGTCTGCAATGGCGCACGATCTTTGGGTGATGCCATGACGGATCAAATGACTCCACCTCTGAAGTGGGCTGGCGGAAAAAGATGGCTAGTGCCGCTTCTGGCTGAGTTGTACCACGGACACCACAAGAAGCGCTTTGTAGAGCCTTTCTGTGGCGGCATGGCTCCATCCTTCAGACTGCAACCACACATTGCTTTGTTGAATGACTTCAACTACCATCTCATCAACTTCTATCGTCAAATCAAGTTACACGGTCTAAGAATGACTGTTGAGATGCACTATGACAAAGAGCTTTACTACAGGCATCGTGAGAGATTCAATGAATTGATTAGACATGGTCAACAAGATACTATTGAAGCAGCAGAGTTGTTCTACTACCTCAATCGCACTTGCTTTAACGGTCTGTGCCGGTTCAATGCTAAAGGCTTCTTCAACGTGCCATTCGGTGAGTACACTACGGTTAACTACGCGACTGACTTCATGCCGTACAAAGAGGCGTTCCGACATTGGACATTCGAGAATCGAGACTTTGAACACGTTGACATTCAATCAGATGATTTCATCTATGCCGATCCGCCTTACGATGTTGTGTTCACCACCTACTCAGCCGGTGGCTTTGGTTGGAATGATCAGATCAGACTCTACAAGTGGTTACTGAAACATCACGGCCCTGTTGTAGTCTCCAACCAGGCAACCGATAGGATACTCGATCTGTATCGTGATGAATTCAAGATCGAGTTATTGGACGCGCCGCGCCGTATTAGCCGCACAGGTGATCGGACACCGGCGAAAGAGATGCTGGCGGTGAGGAATCTATGAGCACAACCTATCTTGAGATGTATCGCTGTTTACTTTGTAACTGTCTGGTAAGCACAACCAGACAAATAAGCGACAAGAAAGACATTGACAGGTTTGAACTTGCCCTTATTGAGATCGTGCCATCCGCTGAGCGAATGCTGCACCAATGTCAGGATGGTGGTAGAGGGATCGCTGTCTTTGTTGGCCTGCAAAAACAATCAGAATAATGGCTTGTATTGCTTACATCACGAAAACCTTTCGCAGTCGATCACGCTGGCTAATCGAAGAGGCCAACGCGATCTTGGAGCACTATGCAGAGCTAGGTTATCGCATGACACTGCGGCAACTGTTCTATCAATTAGTACGTTCAAACAAAATTCCTAACACCTTCAAGGACTACTCAAATTTAGGTAATCTCATTGGTGATGCGCGGTTAGCTGGTTTGGTTGATTGGGATCATCTGGAAGATCGTGCACGGCAACTACGCGGCATCTATCATTACGCTTCGCCGCTGGAAGTCATTGAAGACGGAGCACGCCGCTACCGTATCGATATGTGGGACACTCAAACAGTACGGCCGGAAATCTGGATCGAGAAGGATGCTCTGTCCGGTGTCTTTGAGGGTATATGCGCAAAGTTTGATGTCGATCTGCTTGCTTGCAAGGGCTATCTCAGCTTGTCGGAGGCACACGAAGCTGCGATGCGCTTCCAACGGATCGCTGATGAAGGGCAGACGCCGATCATTTTTCACTTCGGCGATCATGATAGCTCTGGTCTGGACATGACGCGGGATATCACGCGCAAGTTTGATATGTTCATTGATGGCGCAGAGGTACGGCGTATGGCGCTGACAATGGAACAAATCAAGGAGCATAAATTACCGCCTCAGTACGCGAAGATGACTGATCCGCGGGCTCCAGCTTACATTGCGATTTACGGGAATGACAGTTGGGAGCTTGATGCGCTCGATCCGGTGACGCTTACTGGCTTAGTGCGTGACGCCGTTGAGAGCGTGCGCGATGAGGAAAAATGGAATGAAGCTCTGGAGCGCGAATCAGAGGAAGTAAACGCGCTCAGAGGTGTCGAGACACATTGGGATAAGGTCATTAAGTACGTCCACAAACTAAATAATCCTAAGCCGCGTAGACCGCGAAAAAAGAAAGCGAGCAAAAGGCGTGCGTCTAAAAGAAAAGTGGCTGCCAAGAAGCGCTGATCCGATGGAGCCGACTGACATCTATGATCATCTTACAGAGCGTTGGGGTGTAGTGCTGGCAAGTCGTCCAGACTATTGGATCATTCCACCGACCGCTTTGCTGGATCAAGATGACGTTGAGTTGATCTGTGCTACTCACAATGGAAAACTTTTGTTGGAGTATAGATGAGAGATGACAGATACGCTGACTAGAGAACATGAACCGATTCGGCGCTACTGCTTTCCAGCATGTCGTCAGGAAAATCACAGCGCGTGTCCAGGTTGGCAGCCTGGCTATATTGATGGTCTTCTGCGTGGCGCTGGTGAGCAGTGCTCATGCGCCTGCCACAAGAAAGGTTAAAGCAAATGCAGATACTCAACATCCATGAACACATATTCACGCCGTTTGGTGACAACAAAGTCACCATGACGATACGTGGCGGCTTTCGTGAGGAGTCCAGAGATATTGACATCGAGAACCTGACAGTACCGGAACTGATCAACCTTTTACAGACCGTCTATAAAGCTGGCATTGAGGATTTGAAGAGGAACATTGCTAGAGCCTTTCAACAGGAAATGCGGTGATTACGGAATAGTCCGCAAATTAATCATTTTATACTTGAAATGGCTGATTGATTGTGTTATAAGACGATTCAAGCAGTACACGGCCCTATAACTAAAAGAAAGGAGCATACCAATGGTAACGAGTCGTAGAAGTTCAAGTCAGAGCACAGGCGACGGCACTAAGGCTAAGAAGGCAAAAGCTCAGATGTCGGCAAAAACGCAAGCTCAGTACGCTTTGAACGATCTTTTGACTCTGCACGAAGATGACAAGGGAACACCGGAAGTCGTTGCAGCCCGCAAGGTGCTCAGCGATGCCGGATTCGAACCGCGTCCATCGCGCGCGCAAGAGATCGAGAAGATCAAGACTGAGATGCAGTCAGTGGACGCCTCGGAGCCCGGCGCAGCGGCAACGCTGATCGAGCTAGGCAAGCGTCTAAGCGCCGCACAGCGCGGCAAAATCCAAGCAGCGAAGAAGGCGAAGTCTTAACGCGCCGTTCGCATGGGGGGAGCTATGAGCGGGATCAAAATGGACGGGCCATGATCCCGCTTGTAGTGCTCTTTCAACCGTCTTGCCAAGATGTATATAGTTAGTATGGCCAGAAGTTACCTGGCGGAAAGAAAACGACCCATCTTCGAGAAGTGAAGCGAGCGGTCAATCAATGAAACCGATTATCTGGAGTTGCGGGGGAGGGCGCCAGTCGGCTGCAATCGCGGTATTGATCATCACCGGCAGATTGCCGGTGCCGGAACGTGCGGTTATTGCCGACACGTCGTCGAGAGAAAGCTTCCACATGGCGGTACCTCGAAGATTACATACGGCCTGGCCTGTTAACCGTGGGATTGAATATCGAGACAGTTCCGCATTCTTACGCCTCGGTTGACCTCTACGATAAGCAAGGCGGTTTGTTGATTCCGGCGTTTACCAAAAACGGAGAAGGCCAGTTGAGAACTTTCTGTTCCGGTGAATGGAAGCGCGACGCCATCTATCGCTATCTGCGCGAACCTGAACGTGGCTACGGTCCAGAGAATCCGGTGATTCAGTGGATCGGCTTCAGCACAAACGAAAAACATCGATGCAAACCGAGCAAGCGAAAGTGGGCTGAGATTCATTGGCCGCTCATCATGGGATATGGCGTTCAATTGTCAGCGGCTGAATGCGCTCAGCTTGTCGTTGATTACGGCTGGCCGGAGCCGCCTGAATCTTGCTGTTGGATGTGTCCGTTCCAATCCGACCGTCAGTGGCGGAATCAACGAGATCACGAGCCCGCCGACCATGCGAAAGCCATCGCTTTCGACGCCAAGATCATACAGACAGATGAGCGAGGTGGATTGTTCGTGCATCGCTCAGGCGTTCCGCTGTCCCAAGTGAATCTCGATGGCGATGACGGATTACAAGTTCCCTTATTCGGACGTGGAGAAAAATGCGAAAGCGGTTTGTGTTGGACATAGAGACAATGACACTCTTGCGCACCTCGAATTCTCAGATTAAAACGAGCGCCGGGAACCGGCCACGATGAAGCAATCGAAATCGATGGTTCCCTGGATCACGCCATCCACTACCTCGACATCCTTAAAGAACTATCGATCAACTGTACGCGCTTCATTACTGAAGATGAAGGAACGAAACTCATTGGTTACTGTGGTGGGCATAAAATCCTGGAAGCGGAGATCATCCCGCATTGAAAAGTGAGCAACGCGAATGGGAAAGCGTGAGCGCAACACCGATCAGCAACTTCGTAATTGGCTGAAACATCGGCCTGACATTGCATGGCACAAATTTCATGGTTCTGTATTTTCAGTTAATCAGTCTGACTGGTTGCTTTGTGTACTTGGCCGCTCGATTTTAATTGAGATGAAAGTACCCGGTGAGATAGCAAGTAAAGGCCAAGCACTGCGACAGAGAGAATGGCAAGTTGCTGGTGCGCGTACTGCGGTCTGTGACGATGTCAGTCAAGTAATCAGTATTGTCAATGAAGAAGAAGCGCGAATGCGCCGGTTGCTTGAATACGAAGTGAGCGGTTATACATGAGTCATAATCAAATATCAAAAATTATAAGAGATAAAATTGAAGCCAAGCTTGGTTGTAATCTCACAAACGGTCTTGAAGTATCTGATGAGATTCACGATAAAGGATACACAGCACCGGATGAACCAGGCGCAGCGAATGAATGATCTATCATCTTGGCATCACTGGCGATGAGAACAGTTTATCAGAGCTTTGATGAGAAGCCCGATCAGTTGATTGAAAGGCTGCTAAACACATGGCGTAATCTTGGCTTCGCTGTCGAGCAACCATTATTCGCCGATGCTGAGGCCCAGGAATGGATCGCTTATAACGGTGATCGAGTTGTCCGGCGTATGCTTTTGGTGAGAGAGGAATACGACGATGAGTGACTATCGAGGATACTCAAGAAAAGAAGTAGCGATGTTTGCACGGATCGGTGTAGAGCTGGAAGTAATGAGGATGGTAACAGTAAATCAACTCTACAACGCTGCGGTTAGAAAAGCATTCATTGAAAATCAACAAGGGCCGGCAGTTGAATCATTGCGTCGTTGTATAATGGAATGGGATAAAGGGGAGAAAGATGGTGTTCGCCGGTTAACGCCGGAGTGGGATGCCCTGATTGAATTGTGATGTGCGGCTTTGAGTGGGGAGACGACAACGAGCATGATAACACAAATCATGGTTGTATCTTAATTAAGGATCACAAAGGCGAGCATGAGTGTTACTGTGGCGAGTCAGTTGAGGAATTCGAATGTGAGTGATGAAGCCGTTATATTCGAAGCCGGTGAAGATTTACAACCAGGCCAGACGATCTATATCTCTCTAGTTGATGGCCGGGGCTATGCATGCGCAAGTCCAGGAGATTTTGAATACGCTCTTTGTAAAATCCATCAATCACTTACTCAAAGAACAGTATAGTACACCTCACGGCAACTTACATTGATCCGCCAGGCATTTATATCACTGAGGACAGGTCACAATTACAATCAGCTTTGACACAGAAAGAGTGGGCTGTGATCACAGACGAAGATGTTTACTGTGATCTTACTTACCAAGAAGCAAAGCAGATTGAATCAATGCTCATGGCTAGAGACATCAAAGGCTGCGTAGTGACCACCAATTCAGCCGGGAAGCGTGCTAAGGAGCGCGGACACGTGCGTACAGCGGAGGATAACTGATGGAGGAGTCAACAGTATTTCAGCGCATCATCGAAGAGAAAGGCGCGTACCGTCATCGATTATTCAAGATCGCTACTCAAGCCGTAACGGTGACAATCTTTACGGAACTCATCTCACTGTTCCTGACAGCACTGATCATTACTGGCTTTCGCATTCACTCATTGATCGTGATGGCTGTGGTAGACACCACGATCACGACCGTTACTACTTTCTTTGGCCTGTGGATGCTGGCGATCTGGTTGGACTTGCGATGAGAACACGCGAACAAATCAGAACTCATTGCGAGAAGCTATATAAGGAGCAGGATGCGACGACACGCGGCTTCAAGCTCTTTATGGTGGAGATCGAGTTATTGCTTGATTGCAGAGACTATTTGGTGACAATTGTTAAAGACGCGCAACGAAGAAACATTGAAGCCACAGGAAAGCTTTCGCCAAGAGATGATATAGAGATTCAGGTTGACAGCCGCGCGCCGCTGTGATACGATCCGGCGCGTTGAAACCGCTACGATTGGTTCTTTTCCATTGAAATTAGCCTTCGGACTTCAGGGACGACCGGCACCGGCTGCGACTCAAGCGCACGGCAAATCGCGGCGATCGCAGCCGGTTTACCTGGTGGCCTCCACGCCACATCAAAGGCCGTCATCAGGCTCCAAAAAGGCAATACAAACCATTGACCAAGGGTACGAAACGCAAGGCAGAGGGGAAGATTCTGCATGGATAGATTGTAAGGTTGACAATCCCCGAGATCGAAGGGGCGCGCCCCCATGAACCGCAAAGTTAAAAATGAAAAAGAGAGTGTTCGTAGAGTGATTGAAGTGTGCAGACACGCCAATCAAGGAGTATGTAAAGGATGTCCGGCAGCTAAACCTCACACAAAGGTAGTAAGAAGAAAACCACCACTCATGCTCCCTGTCTACCAACAGATCGGCCGGTCTTCTGATCGATCCCTTCAGCGAAGTACAATCGCCCATTCTCTACTTGAATTTGATCGAGGTTGCCGGATTCGATGAGGTTCCGCGCAAGCTTGAGGTAGCTGGTGACTTCAGCGTCAACTCGTAATCTTGCGCCGGTTCCTCTACCTTGAATTTCAGTACCAGGTGATAGCGAAGCTCATCCTTCATGTGCCTTTTTTTAATTCACTCTCCGTATAAACGTGAACTGCTTGCTCGCGCGTTGACTCTAGCTGTGTTTCGGTTAACTCACGCCGTAAGCCTCATCGTCGGTGTCGTACTCAACCGAGAAGTGTGCTTCATCTTCGCCGCACTCAGGACAATCGAGATTGATCACTCAACACCTCGTTAATGCGTTCAGTATTGTAATCAAAGAGGTGACTGTGCGCGCTCATCCATCCAAAAGCAAACAAACGTCATGACGCCTTCATTATCAATAGTCCAAGTCGGTAGAGTGAACCTTAGAAGAAGATTTTACCTGTGCCGTTAACAGGATGTCAAGCTCAGCGGTCATTTTATTATTACGACACTCCCAATAATTCGTTTGCTTGTTCAATCAATTTGCGTTTCATTTCTTGAAGCTCTTCAACCGTCATCTGAGGCGGCATCTCATCAATAATACAAGTCTTGACGTTCCGACCATGCCGCCGCGTTACGTCGCGTACCTCAACGCCGTTTTCTTTAGCAAGCGCGTTTTCGATCTGTGGGATCATCTGCGCCATATTCTCATCGGTGATGCTGCGAAGCCATTGCAGATCGGATGGCGTGAGATGATACCAACTATGCACGATGTGATCTGGTTGAAATTTCATGCGTAGCGCATCGTACAGCATTTCGGATCTATTTTCTGCCCGGATTGCGTGGATTACCCGGTAGAAAGCAAAGGGGTAGGTTCGGGCGAAGCTTGCCCGCGCTCCTTCAGGATCGCTGCTTATTCCAATCCAGTAACGTCGGTGCTGATCACTTAGAGGCTGTACGATCTGTGACGACTTAACAAGGCGTGATGCAGTGATATTCCAGGCAATTACCGGTTGCACTGTATATGTTTCAATGACGACGACGTATTGACTCATGATACCTTCCTGAATCGTATTGACTTGCCAACTTTAGAATGATCTATCAGAGTTTTGCCCCGTCTTCGGATCGGTAAGCGGTTGACGCCTTTATGTCTGGTTAGCATGAAGGCGAAGCCTTGATGCGTGATCTTCAGTAAGCGCGCGGCGCGAGTTATTGAGCCTTTCTCCGCTTCCAGCGCCCAATCAAAGATACGCCGCTCAAGTTGATGGATGAAAGTTCTATAACCGTCTTGTTGAATCTTAACGCGCATTCGTTGATGCTCAGAGTAGCGTCCCGCATTGAACGCTCGATTGAGACCATTGGCTTGACGATTAGCGAAGTAGTCTTCAGCTAGTGGAAACTCGTCTTGATAATGATCCGGCCCCTCGATAAAACAGACATTCTCGCCATATCGTACCTGATACGGTCTTTGATAGTCTTCTTCGCTCACTGTTTCGATCCTTTCAGATGTTTCCAAGCCAGTTCGGTTGCAACTCTACCGCGTGGTGTACGGTCGATGAAACCCAGACGCAGTAAGTAAGGCTCCGTTACTTCCTCCAAGCTATCCTTTTCCTGGTTGAGTGTGGATGCCAGGGTGATCAGACCAACCGGCCCGCCATTGTACTTTTCAACCAGCAATTGTAGGTAGTCGCGATCTACACGTTCCAAGCCCAAAGAGTCTATACCGTTGAAGTTCAGCGCAGCGTCGGCGATCCACTGATCGATTACCTCACCCTTACAGTGGATCATTGCGAAGTCGCCCACACGTCTAAGCAGGCGATTGATGACACGCGGAGTGCCTCTAGCCCGTCGCGCGATCTCTTTCATACCGCTATAATCAATGGTCAGACCTAACACTTCAGCGCTGCGCTGACAAATGCTTATCAGGTGTGCTTCGGAGTAGAAGTCAAGCTGTCCGATGATGCCGAAGCGATTACGTAATGGCTGCGTGAGCAGTCCTGGCCGCGTCGTTGCGCCAACTAACGTAAAGCGTGGCAACTCAATCATGACTTGTGAGCCTTGATAAGTAGTAACCGGCGCAGTGAAGTCCTCCATCGCGGTATATAAGCACTCTTCCATCGCTGGATGCAGCCGGTGAAGCTCATCGATGAATAGTACGTCACCCTCATTTAGCTGCTTAAGCGTACGAGATAGATCACTTGCGGCTTTGAGTGACGGCGCAAACGCGATATGCGTTTCGGTGTGCATCTCACGCGCGATGATCTGCGCAAGGGTAGTCTTGCCGAGTCCTGGCGGGCCTGTGAGTAATACGTGATCCAACGTCTCACGGCGCTGTAGCGCGGCTTTGATGCTCAGCGCCAGGCTATTGCGTATCTGATCCTGACCAAGATACTCTGACAAGTGCTGTGGTCTAATCTCTTCGCTCATTTTGCAGTCACGCCATTAACACCAGCCGCACGTAGCTCTGTCCGTAGCTTTGATAATGGAAATAGGTTATTTGATCTCAGTGGTGTGTAAAGAACCATTTACGCCTGTGTCCCGAGTAACTTGCCTGATAACCATACTCAGCCGCGCGCCGCATTATCTCTTGTTTGGTTTTTAGTAATGTCGTTCTTTCCGCTGCCGGTGTGAGTAGAAACCTAGTCATGCTTTGTTCCTTCCGTTATCCTTGCTCAAGTCAACTGGCTTGCCGTGCTTCGCGGTCAACATCGATTCTGCGAGTGTTTGGCCGATCCTGTCAGAGCGCTCTAAAGTCTTGATGAACGCTTCAAGCTGGCGGCGATCCTTGCGCCGGGTGACTTTCTCAAGCTTCGCTTCTGCTTCCGGCGTGAGTGTGCCTGACTGTCCAATGGGCCCGTAGAGCGATCCTTGCCAGGTAGTATAGCTGCCGTCTGCATTCTTCTCTAAGAAGAGCGGCGTTAGCTCTTCAATGTGCGGCGTCTGCGTTGTATCGTCTTCATAGTGCCATTGTCCTAGCGGATGCTCTTCGTTTGGTTGTACGTCGAACACTTGTTTACTCGGATAGTTCGTGCGGTACTTGCGAATTAGACGCCAGTCGCGCTCAAGCCAAGGAACCGAGTCAGGATCGTGCGTGGTGATGTCTTTGCCGGTAGTCATGACCGCTTCTCACAATTTTGGTGCTTTTGGATAATGAGCGCGAACTATATCAGCGGTTTGCTGTCGATTTTTCTTTCGAGCGGCGGCGGCGTCGGCGGCGGCGTCGGCGGCGTCGGCGGCGGCGTCGGCGGCGTCGGCGGCGTCGGCGGCGGCGTCGGCGGCGTAGGCGGCGGCGGCGGCGGCGTAGGCGTCGGCGGCGGCGTAGGCGGCGTCGGCGGCGGCGGCGGCGGCGTAGGCGGCGTAGGCGGCGGCGGCGGCGGCGTAGGCGGCGGCGTAGGCGGCGTAGGCGGCGTCGGCGGCGTAGGCGGCGGCGGCGTATAACTGTCTTCTGGCTTCTTGTGCTCTATCAGTTGTGACTTCACCTGTGATCCACTTTCTAAGTACAGCCACTTGTGCTCTTGTCTTATCGTTCCAGAGGTGCTTGATAGTTTCAGCACAATCCAAAGCGCAAGCCAACAGTGGTTTTCGATCTTCACTCCAAGGTGCGCTAGTAACTTGCTTTCCGATAAGCCAAAGCATCCAATCACCACGCTCACAGGCATCCCAGGCCTTTTGAAGTGTTGGAAACTGTGCAGCATACTCTACAGCAGTGGAGCAAGCATCTAACCTGTTAAGCGCAGTTACGTGTTTTGATGTTTTCATAGTATGACTCCTGGATTGTCTCGTTGATAATTAGCAATGCACGGCGCGGCGTGGCGCGCAGAGACGTTCACGCGCTCAGATAGAATCCACGCCACTTTCAGCGCTTCGATCTTTACCTCATGCTCAATTCGCAGTGACGCGAGATCGCGTGGAGCTACGCGCAGTGTTCGGCGCGCGTTGCCATACGTGCCACGCATATCGTAACTGTACATCACGCGCCTTGCAACCTTTTTGCCGTGCTGTCGCTTAAGGGCCGCACGATAGATCGTCTCAACTGTGGTCGCCGGTGATGTCAACTGACATAGCTCGTAAAGCTATTCGGTCAGAAAGCAGTAGAGTCGCCAAAATTCCTCTTTGTCGATCTCATTCTCGAAGATACAAAGGTGACTACCGACTGTGTTGCTGCCCCAACCCAGAATATTGATCGAATAGCGCGGCTGGACGTGAATCAAAACGCTGCCCTCGGTCGGGTGTTCTTCGCAACCGATCTGCTTCGATTCCCCACTTCGTGAACAACTGCTACACTGATAGTAGTGCTTATACTCGCCTCTATCTTCGACCTTGGCCCACACGTTTCGCAGATTGCCAATATCTATCTTCTTATAGCCGTCCAACTGCGGAAGGCTGCGACCGTAGGGCTTGAAGGTGTACCAGGTGTAGCCGTTGCAATAAGTACCACCGTTCCCAAGATTGATACTGCTCATTTTTTATTGATCTCCTTTGCATCTGAAGCGATCTCCCTTTCGGTGTGCGCGCACTCATGCAACGATCATTACTTCACGACAAGATCGTTCAAGCTCAGTAGCATAGACAAGCTCCGCGTCTACGTCGGACAGCAGGGCTTGAGCGCTCAGCGAAGGCTGCACGTCGCAAAGCAGCATCAAGCCGCTTTGTGCCTGGCGCAAGCTAGCGATCTTCGCGTCGATTTCCGCTCTTAGCGTTAGATTCTTTCGTCGGTCAATAAAGAAGTGCATGGTGTAACTCTTTCTGTAATAGATGAAGCATTCAATTAAAAAGGATCGTGTCTGTGATGCGAGCAGGTCTAGTAACGATTTAGAACGCGATTTCCATCACGCGGCCAGCCGCACGGTCTAACTGCGTGCGCTGGTCTGCGTAGGCAATCGTTTGGCTGTGGCGAGTCATGCCTTGCACGAATCCCCATACTGTACGCGGGTCGCCGTCCTGGTCGGGGATTACCGCTTCATACGACGACTCCAGCGCCTTGCGTGACACTTGCAGCGAGCGCTTGCCGAAAAGCTTGTCAAGCACCTCTTCCTTAGTATCACCGATCTTGAGCGTACGCGCTTCCGCAATTGTGCGCTCATCGTCGCTGGCCGATTCCTCTGCATACTTCTTGATCTGCGCGGCGTAACCACTCCACCTTTGCTGGGCGTCGCCCACATGCCGTACTTTGATCTCCAGCACGTTTGACGCTCCCCAGATGATGTGATTTCCACACATCTCGCGGTAGAGGAACCGTGTCAGCTTCAGCGCCGAGGCGCCGACTTCCGAGTTCTCGATGATCACGCCGCGTTGCAGTCCATCAGAATTGCCGGGCTCGCGCACGATTACTGACTTGTTGCGAATGAACGCGAACATATCATGATCCGAAGCGTACAGCGCGGGCATGTCATCCTTTACGCGAATGTCGGGACGTGCAGGCTCCCAACCAAGTGACTGTAACGGAATGATCCGATCCATCACTTCCCAATTCCAAATTCGCGTATACTTCTCGGATGTGATCGCCCGCAGTAACAGCGATCCGTTGCTGTGCAGTAACAGCTTCGCGTTGTCCTCTTCGCCGTCAGCTTTATCAACGCGGCATTTGATGCCGTGATTGATGTTCTGCGCGGCGAGTGTTGGCGGCAACGTCCGCAGATAACTGGCCGGAGCGTTGACACGCGCGCTAAGCTGTCCGAATGCGTAGTTAGTCAACGCCGCTTGATTGTTGGCGTTGCCTAACAGCATTACCTCTGCACCTACCGCTTCGACACGTAAAGAGGAGAAGGGTACGGTCGCCTGCTTCGCCGATTGATAGTAAGCGAAACACGCGGCGCGCATCTCTTCTAAGCTGCTGAACTTCTCATCTTCGGGACGTGTACTCCACTGTCGATTTGCTTTGTAAAGCTCCATGTTCGATCTCCTTTGCTTCCTACCTCACAACTGAGTGATCCAAGCCTGACTCGTCCAGTCGCAGCCCCACAGCCAGGCCGAATGAGTCTTTGTCTCGAATCACTCAATTGTGAGGTGGAGCGCTGAAGCTCGCAGTTTCAGCACACGATCCTTTAATTGAATGCTTACCTATTACGCAACGCCCGATCCTACCGGCATAAGCCGACTAGATCAAATTCTCGCGTTGCTGGTTATCAATGAACTGATGAGCGGATAGCCCGTAGGGTTTGACAATCAAAACCGCTCTGATCGTGCCTAATCGCACGCAACGAACTATCTACAGATAGGCCGTTGTCTGTGATTATGAGGGAATCAATAGCGTCTCGCTTGGCGTATCTTCGCCATGAGAAGGAATACGGGGATTAAGACGAAACATTCGATTATCGCGGTTAAAGCTAGCGTTTGTGTGAGCACTTGTTCGATCTCGCTTTCTGTTGACTGCTGTCAACAAGACGACTCTATCAAAGTAAATGCCTAACGTCAACAGCTTTCCAGTGAATAGACAAAGAATTTTCAGTGACAAAACTTGTCAGGCGATACCAGGATCGTTGACGGCGGAATCAGGCGTGTGATAATATGTCGCAAGTGATTATATCAGAACAAGTTAACGACGAACGGAGCGATCATTCAATCGCTGAAGCGGTTCAATCTGAGCCCAACGGATCGGATAATCCTGAAATGATCCGCCAGGGATTCAGCCTTGCGCGTAAAGGCGGCAGAGTTAACAACGGCGTCAGCAATCCTACCAGAACAGGCGGCAGATTACCATCTATCACAGAACAGAAGCTTGAATTAATACTCATCGGACTCCGCAAAGGGTATCCCTTGCCGCTTGCATTCTCACACGCGGGCATCCGAAGAGATAGGTTCACCGTCTGGATGCGACATGCTTACAAGGCGCTAGAACGTGAGAATAAGGGCATTCGCAAATCGAAGAGAGACAAAGAGTTAATTCAATTACTGGAACTGTTCGAATTGAACGAATCCAAGAGCGAAGTGGCAATGGTGAATGTCATCGTAGGTGCAGCGCAACGTGGCTCCTGGGCTGCTGCGCTATCACTCTTGGAGCGGCGACACCCTGAGCGCTGGGCGAAGAGTGAAGAGCGAGAGACAAACATCAACGTCACTGTCGGTTATCAATCGATCCAAATAGCATCTAACACGCTAACTGATACGTCACCACAACCACGATCCGACAATCAGCTACCAGGTGCGCCGATCCCAGAATCAAGACAACTCACAGACGGCGATCATTCAGACCGCTAGATGTAGTAGTTTCTCACAGATGAAACAGCACTGAAAAGCTCAGTCCTTTAGAATCAACAGTTTACAGACATAACCGCGTCTGATAATCGTCATTATGGAGCGATTACCCTAAAATTGTGCTATCGATGAAACACAAGCAAGTGCAGTCGGATCGCTGATCGCATGATCTTGGTTTGAGTGAATGATCGTGCCTGGCATCGGCGATTAGCGAGAAGATCGCATGATCGCGGGCCCGAATGACGTTGACACGATGAGCAACGCAATCATAGAACGAAATGCGCGACCGCAGCCGCCACCCGCTTTTTTCGCCTCCGGATGCCGGTAGGCCCAAATACCGTCGCTCACACACCCTGGAATCCAATTCCCGTTTTAACATTGTTGTTCCTACGGGAGCCCTATCGCGAGAGAGATCAGAAAATTGGATGATTGCGATTTACACTTTCCATTTTTCAACCTGAAATTCATACTACAATAGTCTTCTTGTGTTTTCCCCTTGTGTTTTCCACAGAATGTGTAGTATCCTGTCTCGGAGAGGATCGGGGCGCGGCCCGCCTTTTTATTCTGTGAGTTACTGTAAAAACAAACTCTTAAAGCATCGATCTCTCTCGCGATACACCTGTGGTATTCCTACTACCGGAGCGTCTGTGGAGTGAAACTTTCTGAGCTAGAAAAGATCGCGCGATTAAAGGGTTCTGCGCGTTTGGCGACGATCTATCTCATTACCGCTGATGACGTTGGATTTAAGATAGGAAGAACAACCAGCATCGTTGATCGTGTAGCTAAATTACAAACAAGTCATCACAAAGAGATTCGTGTGATCCATTTCTTTCTAACACTGAAGCCGGTCATCGTTGAAGGGGCATTGAAAAGACTCTTCAAATCCAAGCATGTGAGAGGTGAGTGGTACATGCTAACACCCGAAGATGTGTTGTTCATACAGCGTCTTGATCGAGGTAATCACATCGAGCTGATCAATGAGTGTGCGATGAATCGAGGAATACAACGATGGAGATTGATTTCACAATAGATAAACTTGAACGCAATACCAAGTATGATCATATTTTAAGGTCGTCTGGCAAACACCTCAAAGCTCTTGATCCTTTTGAGATTGCATCGGAGCTTGACAATGTTCTTTGTTATTTAGCCATCAATAATTACAGAAGCTTTGTGCGTCGAGTTTTTCAAGTAGTCGCACACCAGACTTATCACGTTGAGATAGACGAAAACGCGAATACTACCTATCAAGCGATTTCAATCTTGCTGAATAGCGGTGAGGGGAACCCCAGGATAAATAAACTGGAAGACATCTTGAATGCCATTGGAGTAAGTGTAGCAGTTTGTCGATTGGATGATCGAGAAAGCAGAGATGTTCCGCGTGCTTGTTTCTTTCAACATCTTATTAAGAGTGAACGTTGGCACTTATCTGTCGTTATTGGCTTGTTGTTCAAGTTTGGACTGCACCTACGCGCGTTCGAGATTGAAGAGTCTAAAAAGAGTAATACTCTCGAATGGAGTTATTCTTACTCACTTCTTGGAAAAACGGATCAACAATTACGGGAAGTGACAAAGGACATTAGTAAAGTGAGTCGGCTGCTCTCTTACTTCAATACTGAGCTTGCTGTTCAGTTCGTTTTGCAGGCACCATTAGAAGCAGTAGATTAAACAATCACAAGAAAGAAGAGTGCTGATTTTCCCTTGCATTCCGTTCGGCGCTGTGTTATAAGCTCCGGCTGCGCGGTATGGCGTCTTTGGAGTCCCTCGATCATGCAATTCGGATGGCTCACTTCCAGGTGGTTCGTGAGTTTGATCGTGCAACCGATCTCACTCAAGCTCGATCTCATCAAACGTGAGATCATTGACACGATCAGAGCGTTACCTGGCGGTGATGTCATCGACAAGCGTTCAAAGACGCTATCATGTATTTACATTCACATTGCAGACACGCAGTTAACTTTGAGAGGAGTGATCACGGCTATGAAGTGTACTGACACACAGGAATTCGATTTTGAGTTTGGCAAACCGATTGACAAGAAGGGTGCCCCGGCGTCGGTTCAGGACGGTTCAGTGGTATTATCCGTTTCAGACGGCAACGGCACCATCGTTCCGAATCCAACCAATCCGTTTGCGGGAACGTTCAAGGCGAGCAAGCCTACGACGGACATCACAAAGCCCGGCACGGTAGTCATTCAAGCAGACGCTGATCTTGGCGACGGTGTCACGAACATCGTTGGCGCGTTTCCGGTGGAGGTCAGCGGCGGCGCTGCGGTTGGCTTTGCGGAGCCGACGTTTGGCGCGGTGCGCGAGCAAGCGTAGGCCGGTTTCACCAGTTCCTTGCTCCATGTCACAATGCCGGACGCGAGCGCACACCAAACTCGCGTCTGGTCTTGTGGATGATAAAAACGCCGATCATGAAAACTGATCCCATTCCTGCCAGGACATACGGTCAACTCGCCGCGAAGATCATTGAAGGCGGCGCGAAGCGAGCTACCAAGTATCTTAGTCCAAGACAAATCGTCAGAGCGACTTTGGTCGGCAAACGTGATAAGCGTAGTGCTAGTCTCACAATTGTTTTCACAATCGGCCGTCCGAATTACTCAGAACGAGAATTCATCAAAGCAGCGAAACGGGCTGGTGAACCGTTTCCGATTAAAGATATCCAATTGAAGTTCGAAGGTCTGCACTAAGATGAAAAAGAAGAAACGCAAATTGAGTGCAGCGCAAAGAGCTGCGCTCAAGCGTGGTCGGAGTCATCCCAACGTCAAGGCTTTGCAAAGTCGCATGAAAGCACGAAAGAAGTAGTTTCGTTAATGCAAATCGCTGTTGTCAATCAAACTACTGTATTGGCTGATAAAGAGATCGTGCCGAAGGTGCAAGCTGCGCAGACCTGGCTATTTAACTATGTCGCAAAGTTCTGGAATGCGAGCGCTTGGTTGAGTTTCGTTGGACGCGATCAGCTTATCCCGCCTAATACCTGGCAACTCCTTCTCAGAGATACAAGTGACTTGGAAGGTGCGCTTGGTTATCATGATCGAACCGTAGACGGCTTGCCTGTTGGGTACGTATTCGTCAAGACTGATCTTGAAAGCGGTGCGCTTTGGTCGGTGACATTCTCGCACGAGCTTGGTGAACTGCGCATCGATCCCTGGACTGACCTGTATTCTCAGGGAAGAGTCAACGGACAGGTAGTCTTTCGTGCGTACGAGATATGCGATCCGCCTGAAGGTGACGAGTTCGCCATTATGGTCAACGGCATTCCGATGTCGAATTTCGTTACGCCGCGATACTTCCAGGATGGCGCTAAGAACGGGCCTTACGATGCACAAGGGCTGATCAAGCGGCCAGGCGAGTTATTGCCTGGCGGATATCAGAACATTTTTTCAAACGGCAAGTTTAGTGACATCGTTGCTGAACACGCGCCAAACTACAAGCCGCCGTTTCCTGGTAGTCGGCGCTGGCTTAGACAGATCAGACATGAAAGGATTACTTCAAATGGCGTTTAATCGTAGAGAGATGATGAAAGGTAGTGTTACGTTTGGTTTGCTGTATTTCGTGACGCGAGCGCTTGCAGCAGTGGGTATTGGCGCAGGTACGGTGCTCATGACGGCTTGTCCGTTTAATACAGGCACGCTGATTTCATGGACAGTGGAGATCGTGAACGCGCTTCAGCGCATGCAGCCGATCTTGACTTCGCTTGGTGTGCCTAACCTGGTTAAGCTTGTTGCTGATGCCGTGATCATCGCAAATGACCTGAAAGCTGCGTTTGCTAATAACCAATCGACGGATTTTGTGACGCTATTCGACAAGTTATCGGCGACGTTGGATCAGATCGCCAATGATTTGGGATTGCTCTCGATCACATTTCGTGTGCAGCTTGAAGCGATCCTGGCGCTGGCGAGCATTGCTCTGCATCTGATCGCGGATCATCTAAAGAAGACGGTTGTCGCGGTTCCGGCGGCGCAGTCAGAGGTGCATAAGCAAGCGGCTCGCGATCCACGACTGCAACGCGCGATTAAGACGATTGAGGCGCGCGCAGATGAGCAGCCGTGGGGTTTGGTATTCAAGCATTGAGCGCGGTTATCTTTCTGCTATTCTTGCTGCTTGTTGTGTTGATGGCTTACTTTCAGCGCAACAAGATCGGTGAGCGATGGTTCACAGCGATTTGTTGGACGGTTACGGTTGTTGCTCTGCTTGTCGTTTTGCGCTACGTTCAGCTAATCGAATTCATAACGGCCTTATCAGGCAGAAAGTAGGTGATTGCCTTGAGACATTTTATCTTGCCGGGCATCGTGCTCAGGCTTTAATCACGTACAGCGTAAGCGGGATGCAAACGCTTCTTTTGAATAAGATAAGGGAATGACGAGAGCGGCTGGATGTGACTGGCCGCTCTTGTCTTATCGAAAATGATCTCATCAACTGAATCACCGATCCGCGATCAGGCCGTCAAGCCTCAACTCCGCGAGTATACTGCGGATGGTGGATTGAAACTTAACTTCCATGCTGGACAGCGGCGAGCTTGGAACAGTGAAGCGCGTTTCATTGGAATCATCGCAGGATTCCAGTCAGGGAAGACTTCATACGCGCCGCATTGGCTGATGCGCGAGATACATAACTGCGGCACCGGCGATTACCTGTACGTCTCCTCAACCTTTACACTGCTCCAAAAGAAAGCGATTCCTGAATTCAGAGAGGTCTTCGAGTTTCGTGGTAAGCTTGGAAAGTACAAGAGTGCTGATAAGACGTTTGTATTTTCGGTAGCGGGGATGCGTTGGATTCACGGTGACGGCAACTATGAAGCCGATAAGCCAACAACTGTATTCTTTGGTCACGCGAATAATGCAGAGAGCTTGGAGTCAGCAACCGCGAAGGCTGCCGTACTTGATGAAGCGGGCCAGGAAGACTTCAAGCTGGAATCGTGGGATGCTATTCAACGCCGGTTAGCGTTGAATGAGGGTCGCGCGCTGATTTGTACGACTCCGTACAACTTTGGATGGTTGAAGACTGAAATTTATGATCGTTGGATGGCGGGGGATACAGACTATGAAGTGATCAATTTTCCGTCCATTGAAAATCCGGCGTTCCCGCAAGCAGAGATGGAACGGCTGAAGCGAACGCTTCCAAAGTGGAAGTATGAGATGTTCGCTCTGGGATTATTCAGTAAGCCTGCCGGATTGATTTATGACTGTTTTGATACCGATCATAATCGGATAAAGCCGATTGTCATTCCATCTACTTGGAAGCGTGTCATAGGGATCGACTTTGGCGGAATTAACACAGCAGCGATTAAGATCGCCATTCATCCTACACAACCACTCTTTGTTTGTTACGAGGAGTATTACCCACGCATTCATCGATCAACCGCTGAGCACGCCTGTTACATCATGGAGCATGAGCCTACGGTGAGCGTTGATTGGCGCACATCAAAGGCCCGGCCGGTTCCGACGTTGACATATAGCAAATCTCTCTATACAATCGTCGCTGGATCACTTAGTGAACGTCAGTGGCGCACTGAGATATCATCGTCTGGCCTTGAGGTTCACCCTACCTTGCTTAAAGAGGTTGAGATCGGCATTGATCGTGTCTATAACACGGTGCAGCAACGCTGGTTCAAACTCTTCGACACTTGCCGCTATCTATTGAGTGAGTTTGGATCGTACTCACGTGAAATCGATGCAGACGGCAATCCGATTCCTGGCACGATAGTCAATAAGAAGAAGTATCACTGCTTAGATGCGATACGTTACGCCGTCAGTGCGATCTCTGATCCTAATCCGGCTGAAGAGTGGACAGAAGATGACATACGCCGACTACATCCTGACGTTGATTCAGAGCTTGCGGATATGCTAGAGATGCTCGATGATGATGTGAATCTTGACACTCCGCGTGTGCGTAGACTGATTGAACGACGTAATGCGCTGATGTACCGACCACATGGTGATATGCAGCGAATCATTGACGTTGAATCAGAGATGTAAGGAAGTCTCATGGGACTTTATCTAGGCAAGCTGACAATGACAACGGAATGGCAGCCGTTCGCTCCCAGCATCTTATGTCGCACTGATGTCGCACTGTGGAATTAACCGGCACTAAAAAATGGTATTGGTGTACGAACATTGAATCCGGTGCTATTCGCGCTGTTCCTGAATTAATAAAAGAAACAGTCATACAAAACAGCCGTGGTCTGTCACAAGGGGAAACGTTACTTTTCTTCAAAGGAGATGAAGCCGGTGAACTTTACGAAAAATGCACGAACTAAGCTTTCACTTGTAGTGTTGAGCTTAATCGCACTCGCTGGTTACTCGCTGGCGGTGGCACCTCAACAGAACGTTTCTGGAGGTGGTTCAACTTCGTTCCGCCGCACGCATCAAGCGGTAAAGCATTTGCCGATAGCTTCCGGGGTCGTTGTGCGGTTGGTCTGTACTCCAAGTGCTACCACACCATTTACTTGGATCGGGAATTTTGGCGGCTATGAAAGGTGAGTATCGGTAGATGACTTTCGATCCGAACATTGCGAATAGGACGCACATCCTCAATCCGCTGGCGCTGGTTTCTAAAATCTTTGCGCCAAGCTCCATTGAAAGTCTGCGGCCCGCGTCGATCACTCCTATTGATCGCAGACGTGTCTATCTCTTACTCGAAGCGTATTACTACAACACTATCTACAATCGTGAGATTTGGCACGGATCATTGGATTATGTGAATCGTGAATTAGGTGAAGCAGCGGCCCGTGACTTGTCTGGCTTATTCAATCCTGTTGAGCGCGGTACGGAGTTATACGCGCAGAACATCTTCGCTGGTAACTTCGGTGACGAGATATATCTTGCCGATTCTGTGGGCACCAAGAACAAGCCGCGTAAGTTAAATGAAAAGATCATCGATCCGCTGGAACAAATCTGGGAGTGGTCGAACTTCAATTCAGGTGAGAAAGAACGCTTTCCGCGTTTGGGATCGATGCTTGGCACAGTTGGCATTCGTGTCGTTGCGAAAGTCGGCAAAGATTGGCCGAATGATTCAATCGATGATCGTCTTGTCTATATTCAGTTTGAACACCCTTCGATCATCGAAGATTATTCAAAGAATGAGCAGCAAGACATAACACAAATCTTGACGACGCATCGCGTAGTTGAGGGTGATATTAAGATCGATGATCCTGAAACTTCTCGCTCGATTGAGGTCTATAAGACTTTGATGAATGAGAAAGTTTTTGAGACTTACAAAAACGATGCGCCGTATGATGAGGTAGTTGATAAGGTAGACGGTGAGTTTGCGAGTTCTCCGAACATCCTTGGTACTGTCCCTTATGTACTCTCGTTTCATCGCAAGCTTGAAGGTAATTGGGGTGCTTGGTGGTTTATGGGATCAGAGAATCCTATTGACAGATTGAATTCTCTTATCGCGCACATCAACCGGCAAATCATTCGTCACGTCAGAGTGAAGTGGCTGGTTAGCTCAAAAGGTAATCCACCGAGGGAATTCAACTTCAGTGATACTTCGGTATTGTTCATTAAGCTGCTTCCTGAACAAACCGCGAATGACACTCACATTCAGGCGCTGGTAGCTGATCTAAAAATAGCCGACGCAATTACGCAGGCTAAGACGATTATGAGTGAGCTACGTGATCGTATGCCGGAACTTAAAGCGACTGACGGCGATTTCTTGTCTAATACTACTGGTCAGACCATTGCGCAGCTTCGTACTCCCGCTGTGGATAGATTGAAGGTTGCTAGAGCTAATTATGAGTCAGCTTTGATCAAGGCGCAGAAGATGGCACTGGCCTACGGCATCCTTCTTGGTCTATGGGATGTCGGAAGTGGTAAAGGCAATATTGATGCGGTGAAACAAGCAATTAAAGGTAAGTTACTCGATCATAAGTTTAATGAGCGTGACTATCTTACTGTTACTAAGTCTGAGTCGCTACAAAATCAATTATTGCAACTGCAAATCGAATCTGAACGACAGGTGAGTGGTTCCCTTGCTGCTGGCAATGGTAACAGGCCTGTAGTTAATAGTGCAGCCGGTCAAGGATCATTGAGTCAGCTTCCAGGATCGAATAATCCGGCAAGAACGGATGTGACGCCAGCGCCTAGACAGCCGCGAGCCGGAAATGTGAATGCTAACCTTGACTGATGGCTAATGAAATCGATAAGCGCCATGATCGTGAAATTGATAGGCTGATTGCGGCAGGATTGATTGCTCTGCGTAAAGCGTTTGGCGCTTTGTTTCTTCTTAGACTCCTCCAGCTTACCTTTCGACAACCCATCCTTAATGAAGATCGTCAGAGGGTGATCGCTATCTTGCAGTCAGAGCTTTCAGAGCGAACGGCGATTGATGGTTCGATCTATCGTGTAATTGCTGAGTCTATTCGCAAGGCTGGCCCCGATGTAGTTAATTACGAACTTACTGTTGCTGATGAATACGGATTGATTCTTTCTTCCAGGCTAGATCGTGCTCAAGAACAGTTGATTCATCAAATCGATAGGAGCATGACGGAAGCCGTATTGCAGGAAGAATCCAGAAGTGATGTATCTACTACTGTCTTTGGAATTCTTTCTCAGCACAGCGCTTTTAAGCGGGTGATGGCATATGACACGGCGCGAGCGTACAATCTTCAATTATTAGCAAGATTGCTTGAGTCTAATGCGGAGTTTTTGCGCATTCGCTTATCGGATGAGCATACTGTAACTGATATATGCGATCAGTTAGTTGGTGTTTTTCTTGTCTCTGAAATTACCGGCCCGCCTTATCGGCGCTTGCCGCCGTTTCATCCATTTTGTAACTGCTATGTAACTCCATTTAAGTGAGAAGTTTTCTAATCTTCTTGCTTGACAAATTTAACAATGCTGGTTTATTCTCTGTGGCCGTGAAGGAACGATCTGAATAAGGTTATGCCTGAACCTACCAAACCAAACGATCAGCAACTACCTACACCTGGAACCGCACCAGGGCAACAGTCCGGCGTTGGCGATCCGCCAGCACCAGACCTGTCAACTGCGGGTGCTGATACCGGCGCGGGCGCTACGAAGAAGAAGGGCGAGAAGCCTGATGGTGTAACGCCGGAAGTTGAAGCTTACCTGAATGCCGAGCTTGCAAAGGCTCGTCGTTCGTCATTAGAAGAAGGTAAGCGCAAGGCGCGTGAAGAGCTTGAAGAAGAGCAAGCGGCTGCGACTGCCACCACAGAAGAGAAGTTGAATAAAGCTAATGCTGATCTGTTGACTGCTAAAGCAGAAAAAGCAGCGGCTGAAACTCAACTTCGAAAACTGCTGATGGCGATTAAAGTTGGCTTACCCAATCCTGATGTTAACTGGAAACGGTTAATCGATACTGACGATGACGAAGCTCTTGAAGCTGACGCATTGCAGTTGAAGGAAAGTTTTGGCGCTCCGAAAGCACCCCAAACACCTCCGTCCACTCCTGGTGGACGCGGCGGCGGAAGAACCACAAATGAAGGCACTCGCTCTGAAACAGAAGCAGAGGAACGTACAAAGGTTGTTGAGCAAGCGAAGCATCCGATGTACATGAACCTCTAAGTTGTTCGATCTGCGCGGCAACGTGCGAATTGAATTCTGATTTCAACTTTCTGAGAAGAGGGAGAACGAGATGAGTCTTATTGCGCTTTCTGCGAAAGTGATTGCGTCTCTTTCTTCACTTGAGCCGCCAGCCGGTCATCGTCTTAGCGGATTGATTACCGGAGAAAATATATTCGCTGGTGCTGCGTGTAGGGTTGATGCGGATGGGACTGTCTATCTATCATCGGCGAACGTGGCTGACTTCCATGCGGATGTTCATGGTTGGTCTTGGCGTGCAGTGAAGCAAGGTGGCCCTATCACGCTTGGTTTTCATGAGCGCATAGCGTACGGCGATCCTGCAAGTATGACACCAGGCGCGGCATTGTTCCTTTCAGCGGACAATACTAAGAAGGGCAGACTTGACACCACGCCTGGAACCGGATCACCTGTACCGTGTGCTTTCGTCATGGAAGACGGTCAACGTATTTACTGTCTGCAAAACGTTGGTCTTTATGGCATCGGCGTCGGCGCTGAAGCGTCAGCGTTTTTTGCTGCCGTTCCGCAAGCTGCGGAACCTAATCTCGGTGCGACTACTGGTATTGATGTCGCCGCGCTAGGCCCGGCACAAGTCGCACTCAAGAGTGAGTTGGATACAACTAACGCTAAAATCAACAGTCTTCTCGCTAAGCTGCGAACAGCGGGAATCATCGCGCCATAAGCGCTTCAATTCTAGGAAAGGATAAAAGGAAACCAAAATGCCAACAAGATTTGTTGATCTAACTAATGTTGCTCAATTTGGAACACTTGATGTCTTTGCCAGTCTTGCAGCGCAAGCACGTGATCAAACGATTGCGGCCTATGGCGAAGATAAAGTGTTCCAGACGATTGATGAAGGATTTAAGATTCACAATCGTCTTGTGCGCCAGATGATCTCTGAGCGTGTTCAATTCACTACCGGCAGGCTGTTTCGCTATGGTGGTGATCCAATGTCTGAGATGCAGCGGCTTGATGAATACGGTACGCCGGACGCTCAGCGCCGGATGACCGGAGCAACGCTTGGCCTGCCTCTTGATTATTTCGGCATTGCTGTTCAGTGGACTCGAAAATTCATGCAGAACAACACCGTCGAAGATTTGTTGAAAGAGGCAATCGCCGCGCGGCTGGCTCATATTCGTCGCGTTCGTCGTGAGATTCTTCGTGCATTGTTCACTCCGACTAACAACGTGAACTATGAAGATGAGTTGGTTGATTATCTCAACTATCCGCTGCGAGCTTTACTCAATGCGGACGGTGCTCCAATTCCTCCAAATCCGTTCACGGGTGAGGATTTCGATCCCACTACGCACACGCACTATCTCTTCGCTACTTCAATCAACGATACGGCTGTCGCACTATTGATCAAGACAGTGCAAGAGCACGGCGTTGATGGAACGTTGCGGCTGGAGATCAGCCAGACGGACGAACCTGCGGTGCGAGCGTTGAATGGTTTTCTCGCGGCATTGCCGGTCAATGTTGAAGAGGCTCCAGGCTTTCAGGGCTTCGGCAGTTCCGGTGCGATTGCTCAGGGCCGCGCGCAAGTCATCAACACGTCGGATCGTTACATCGGCGTTTACGGTGCCGCTCAGGTGTGGGTGAAGAACTGGCAATTTCCTGGTTACATGGATTGTTGGGATGACGGATCGCGTCCGATTGCAATCAGGACTCGCGCAAACAATCCAAGTGGCTTTGAATTGCAGATTGCCTACGAGAACGAAACATTTCCTCTGCGTGCTCGCGTTCTTGACGCGGAGTTCAGTGCTGGCGTGCTTGTTCGGCACAAGGCGGCTGTGTTGTATGTCCACGCCGGAGCAACACAATACGTCATGCCGACAATCCCATAAGGTTCTGCGCGGTATGGCAAGGGCCGTGTAGATCAACAGAGCGGCGAATTGAATGAAAATTTCTTTTCGCCGCTCATCCCTCCTTAATCTTTCTTTTGTGGGAGTGAATCATGGCTGATTCGAAACAGGATAATAAGAGTGACAACGCTCAAGGTGATGTCACAAGGAGCAATCCCAGGGAGCTTGACGCTCCGTCACGTACAGGCGCGCAGAGTCCTACCGGCCTGGCACCGGATGATCGCGTTGCACAAACGAATTTGAAGTCGTTGGATGCTTTGCCGCCAAGTAACAAAGCAGAAGCGGAGGTGCAACGAGCCGTTGAAGATGCGATGCACGATCAGTATGTGCAAGAAGAGGCGCAGCGGCGTGTTGCAGCGGCCAGGGCGCAACGATTGATGGATAGCGTGAACACGCAGAATCCTTACGGACTCAAAGAAGGTGAGATGCCGGTTTACGCAGTTGGTGGATGGCTGTGCGATCCGAACGGTACTCGAATTAAGAAAGCGCCGGACAGCAGACCGATGCGACAAGAGATGATTGTTGATCGCGCTACGTCCATGAAAGAGATGTAGAAACTTTCTGGGGGTGAAGTTTTATGAAGGATGATGAAGAGATGATGCGAGCATCTTTCGTAGAAGCCAGGGAGCTACGAGCAACGGTACTGGACTTTCTTGGTTTCCATGATGAAGCAGATGCGGTTCGATCTATCCCTACACCGTATTTCCAGTTCAAGGATTAAATAGTTTGTGCCGAAGCTCAATGAAGAGATACTTGCGCAGTCTAATGGCGCGGCGCTTACAGCGGATGAGAGATCATACGTTCGTTTTGTTCTTGGCATCCCCGAAGATTCTACCACCGATCTCTTTACTAAGTCTGAAGAACGCTTTACGTCGATGGCATCAAGCGTGTTCTTCAATAAAGCGCTTCGTACCCTCATTGCGCGCTATGGTAAGCTTGGTGATGATGTCATTGAGCTTGCTGGAGTCAAGAATTTTTCTTCGGAAGAGCAACGTCTACGCATTGCTTTGATGATGCAAAACTTTGTCTTTCCGCGTGACAAACAGGTGCCGTTGGAAGATGTGCTCACCGAAGCAAAGGAACGTGAATTGGGCGGAGTGATGATTCAAAGTATTCCGGTTAATTATGGTGAGCTTGGTAGCCATCATGGTTGGGATTGGGATCGAGATGATGAGTTTGATCCGTTTCCGTAATTGTAAATGCCTGATTGGACTGTAGAGGATCGCATTGAGTTTGAAACGGATCGAATCGTCTACTTTGGTTCTGATGCGTCGGTTGTTTTCTATAATGAGAAGGGCGAAGAAGTAGCCACAATTGATCAGTTTTGGTTCATTTACAAGCGAAAGAATTGGACGGCAAATTCATTTGAATATCAAATCAAGATTGCAGAAGATGATGTGCGATACGACGATCAGATGGCGCTTGTTAAAACCATTCGGTATAAGATTGATGGAGTGCTGTCTGAAGCTTACGATCATAATGGTATCGAACAACCGGACTTTGGTGGTAAAAGAACTTGGTTGATTGGGGTGAATAAACCGAAGTTTCGCAATAACTTTTTTACGGCTGCCTAAAGGAGCGCTGCAATGGCGAAAAAGAAGCCTAAGCTTGGTTCTGGTAAATGATTCAAGCAATTGAAGAACAAAGTTGGATCGGCTGCGCTTGCGGCGTATATTGGTCGCAAGAAGCTAGGTAAGAAGAAGATGGCTAAGCTTAGTGCTGCTGGTCGCAAGCGAAAGGCAAGAGCCCGAAAGAAGTAGTTTCCATT